TTGCCCCCGTCGTCTTACTCAACTCCCCGATTCGCTTACCGTCTAGTCGAACCTCAACTCCAACCCAGCGGGTGCGCGTACCAAGAAGCACCTTGTGCAGCGTCGTAAGAATGTAGGTTTTCTTATGGCCTAGCCCTGTATATGGTTGCAGCACATCGAGGTGGTCTTTTTCCTTAGTGACCTGGCTAGCTTGTCCCCGGGGGATGGCGGCCCATTTTCGTGAAGGCGGATTGTTAATAGGCACTATCATGCCGGGTGGTTGCGGTCCAACATGCACTGACATGTGAATATCGTTGGGATTGAAATTGGGCTGTGTCTCATTCGTCCACAAAGTACCCCTCACTCCGGCATCGAACCCGCTAGCGGCAAGGCGTGCCAGTTCGGGAAAATAATCATCAGTCTCCAAATCGGGTATATAAGCAATAACCCGGTCTTGCCACCTGACAGATATTGCATGACCAGCTTCGGAATGTGGATTGTCCATTTCCAACACGAGCGTTGCGTCAAATCGGCGAACTTTATGCTCATTCAGTGGAACAAGTTTTCTGATATCGTTAAGCGCTGTTCGATAAAAGGACTCACCTACGGTTTCCTGATCGCACCATTCCCTGGTGGATCGGGCATCATAGATGCTGGGCATGATTGTCTCCTCATGTTTTTATGAGCTTCCTTTAAGAAAAAGGTTACCCGTTAAACTGTTATCCGCATATAGGTTTTAGGTAAAGATTCGGTTACGGGGTTTCGTAGCAATTGAGGAATCATTAGTCCTGGATGCAGTACTGCGGTATCTTCCCTTTGGCGTAGAGCTGTCTCCAAATCCCTGCTATGAGAATAGTCACGCCCAGCTCGTGAGCGATCGAGCTTATACTGTCACAGTTGATTTCGGCCGCCATGTAATCATTCTCATCTATGAGTAAGATTGCGGCCCATTCGTTTGCTTCGCGTTCCTGTTGTTCGCGCGCCAATCCTGTTGCGCCAAGCTGGTGTCTATAGTGGGCATGCCCTAGCTCGTGTGCTAGCGTGCACAATGTTTGCACTTCGTGCATGCCCTCCCGAAGGCTGACGGTGCGGGTTACCGGATTCCAACCACCCTTCTTACCACCGGTATGGGTAACTACCATAACGCCCATCTCTTCGGCTAATTGTTCCAAATCAAGCATGGTTATCATGACTGCAACCTCTTCCGCTATCGTTAAGCACCGTCTGGCAAAAAAGCTCACCTACGGCTTCTTGATTGCACCATTCTCTAGTGGATCGGGCATCATAAATACCGGCCATGGTCGTTCCCTCATGTTCTTATGAATATTATTTAAGGAAAACACTACCCGCTAAAGACTTATTCGTATATAGGTTTTAGATAAAGATTCGATTACAGGCCATGCACATAATTATCAAATACATCAACCCCGGTCACCTGAGCGCGCCGGGGTTTGTTTACGAGTAAGGACTTTAAGCTTCTTCTTGGGCGTTTAGTTCCTTGAGGTAGGCTACTCCATCAACACGCTTGGCGGTGGCCTTGATTTTTTCGATGACCTTAGGGGTGCTGATGATTTGGTCGCTTTTGTCTAGTATGAGCCAGCAATCATGTTTTTCGACGAGATCGGCGACTTTCTTGACGGCTTTAGGCTTGGGTGTTGGCGCTGGTTCTGTGCTGTAAGCAGGAATGAGCACCAAAACGTATTGGCCATCATCAATTTCTTTGATCTTGTAGGCTCTTCCAGGAAAAGGAATTGATTTAGGAAAAAGAGCGGATGCGCTAACCGCAGCGTATTGTTCTTCATCGCCGTACCAAGAGCAGATAGTAATGCGGCCGGTTCGCTTAAAAACTTCCAAAGCCGCGGTGTAAACAAGCGCAAGCCTTTTATCGGAGAGTGAAAGCATATTCTGTGGGCCGCCGACACTAAGAATTCCCATGCCATCTAGGCTAGTCTCGAATTGGGAAACCCGCTGGTTGTAGCACAAAAATTATGGACCATCGCTGTAATTATCGTCACCTAGGAAGCCTTCTTCCTCCGAGTCGTCGGCAACCATTTCATCACCGCGCCACGAGCCCTTGCCACTGACTGTGGCCGCTGTGGCCCAAGGATCATCCAGCTTGGGCTCAGGTTTTAGTTTATTAGCTTTATGTTGTTTGCGTTCAACCAGTTCGTCAAGAGGGGGCGCGAACTCGTCAGTTTTTGCACCTGCACGCATTCGTTTGAGTACTTCGTCAGCTAACCATTCTTCAGGTGCGAGTCGTAGTGCGGATCGGATGTCTGGGACGTTTACTTTTTGCAATCCCGCTTCTTGTTCTGTGATAAATTCTGCCTCCACTAGGGCTTCTAAGATATTGCGGTTATAGGCGCGAGCAAATTTTACAACGAATTCAGGTTTTGCGGCTGCACCATCTTTCCATCGGGTGAAAGCTGATTGATCGAATCCTGCGATTTTGGCAGCTTCTTTGAAAGTGCGACCTTGGATTGTTTCCGTTACGTATTTCCACCAGCGAGTTTGCTTCATGTGTCAGATCGTAATTGCGTAAGCACAAAAAGGCAAGTTATTGGGCCAATCCAAATTGGCCTTGCGCTAGAACAAAAATTGGTCTATTCTTGCTTGCGTAAGCACAAATCAAGATTGTTTAAAAACAAAGGAGGCGAAATGCCTACCGTAAACACGGTTCGAGTGCGACAAGATTGGCTTGAGCATCGAATAACGCAAGCGGGCAGCTTATCCGGCCTAGCGGATGAACTGCAGACAACCGTATCGACTATTAGCCGATATGCCAGAGGGCAAGCCGAAGCAGGACCACGATTTATCGGATCTGTATTGACAACCTATCCGGTTGAATTCGCCGATGCATTTTACGTTTCAACAGAAAAAATCCGACCTCAACGCCGCCGGCCAAGTAAGCGATCTGCTGCGTGATTTGCGCCGGGGCGTCGTAAAGCAAAGAGATGAAGAAAAGGAGTTGATTGTGATGGGTGCAGATATTGATTTGGAGGGGGCCGTGTACGTTCTTGCGGGTGTGTCCCCGGCGGGTTTGACCGCTGATGAGGCGGATGCGTTTCGGGGAGCTTGCGCACGTGACTTTGTGAAGAACAAGAGTGCGGAGGATCCTGAGGATCAGGGGCTTGACGCATTAGTGAAAGAGACCTTGGCGGGCCTGCAGCTGTCGGAAAAGGATTTGGATGAACGGCAGTTGGCTAATGTTCGGGCGGTTTGCGGTGCTTACCGTTACCTTGCTGGTGTCTTGACGGCTAAGAGCGGTGCGGCGTCTGAAGGCTCTTCTGAGGACCAGGGTGCTTCTGAAGAATCGTTGGGTGATGTGCTGGTGGAGGTGTCTAACCCTCGTGTAGAGGTGCAGATCACCACGACGGGTGTGGCGATCCGCCCGAAAACCGAGGAACAGCGTTTGTGGCTGAGTGCCGCTGACGCGAAGTTCCTGGCGACGGTGGTTAATAACCGGGCGGGATTGGTGAGTAATACGTGGTTTACCGCGTGAGGGACAGGCTTTACTGTCCCTCACGGATCCTAGATTGGCCAATCGTTACGTGGGGTATCGGAAATTTCGAAGAAGAATGGAATATTTTCACTGAAATTGAGCGAGACAGTGGTTCCATTCGGAGTCTTGAAAGTCACGATCCCTGGGAACACTCCTTGAAGCAGTCCTTCAATAGCTTCTTTGTTCCCCTCGTCAACTTTAAAAGAGAAAAACGACCCCGCGTATTTGATTTGCATGTACATGTAGTCACCTCCTTCCCAGGGTGAGCGGCCCTAGGGGAAGGATAAACCCGAGAGAAAGTAAGTGGAAGTAGAAGAAATGACAGAGGTTAATGATTCCGTGGCGGTTGCGATTGCTGAGCGGTATCTGGCGGATGCTGCTAAGCATTCTCATGATTGGCATTATCCCAAGCCTGAAGGCAAGACTGTTCCAGCGGATTGGCTTGATGAAGAAGAGGGTTTTGCTCGTTTGATCGACACGATTCTGGAGTATGCCACGAAAACCGAGAACACTTTACTTCGTGATGGTGCTGTGGTCGATATGGATTTTGAGTACGTGACTGCGCTATCGCTCACCAAGGATGGGATGACTTCCGGTCGCGGTGTCAAACTGAACAGTAACCGCTTGGGTTGGTCTGTTGTTGAGTTGAGCGTTGATACTGTGCGTCGAATTGCTTATTTTTGCCAGCAACGACCACTTGTTGATCGTATCCGGGTTTATGGCCAGTTGGTGCACTATTTTCATGGGCTACTGGGGCCTTGGAAGTGTGTTACGGCTGGTGTTCCAAATGAGTACATTTCCGGCTTAATTATTGCTATTGAGCTGTTGGTGGGGTCGCTTAAGGAGTACCACAGTGAGGGGCATGGTGCCGTCGTAAAGCAGGATCAGGAAGTCTCCTAATGGCGTCGCGTTATATGTCAACCCGGGAAGCCGCGGAGTATCTGCGGATTTCAACCCGTACCCTGCAGCGCTATGCCAGGGAGGGGCGACTGTCTCGGATCCGACTTTCAAGGCAAAAGATTTTGTATATCCGTGCGGAGGTGGAGGAGCTGGTGGAGCGCAACACCTATCGCATCTAGACAAGCTATCTCAGCCCCGCTGCCGGCGGGTTATCCGGCACCAGGCCCATGAAATGGCCGCATCCTTCCGGGCTTCATATGGATGCTGCGGGTTCGACCCCCGCCATGGGCACCAAGCACCACGAGGTGTGGTGCGTAAACCTCTTCAAGAGAAAGGAATAACAATGATGAGTAGTGCGGATTTGGGGGCTGGTGTGGTTGATATGAGCATCCCAGTGAGCGATGGCGCCCCTATCCAGTTCCATTTACACCTGCACGCGGATACCGATCAGGATTGCACGATCGACCTGGTGGCCACGGAGGAAGGAATCCAGATTCGGCTACGTGGGGCGCAGACAGTGGATGATGCAGATCAGCAGCCTGATAATGAGGATAAACCACAGTTAACGGGCAACCTCATGCGGGATCTTATTAATGAGATTTCCGCTGAGATGGACACGCCAGAATGGAAAGCTGAGCATGAGGCATCTTTGGCTGCGGCAGCGGCTGAGGAAGAAGCGGCATTGCTTGCTGAACAGGGTGAGCCGCCGGCTGAGCGGGTAGGTGACTGCCCTGAAATCGGTGACGTGGAGGATAGCACCACGCGCGTGTACCTGGGAAAGCTTTTTGATTGGACCGTCGCTGAGCGCGTCGATGATGGGGTGGTCTTCACCCGCGGTGAGCGTGAGCTGTTCCGGGTGCCGGAGGAGCGGTTCGAGGAGATGCGCCAGTTGTTCGTCCTGGAGGATACCGGGCTCATCACCATGCATGTTGATGGTTTCCGTGTCGTCCGTGAGGGTTGGGATGCGTGCATCTTCGACGGTGACATCTTCTTTGAAGCGATCCCGGCTGAAAAGTTCGCCACGCTAACTCGCCTGTTCACGTAGCCGCCGGCTCCACAAACCCCTATTGATAATTTTGGTCCCCCGCTGGGGAAGGCGGGGGACTGCATAAAACACATTCCCAAGACCAGAGAAAGGAAAAGAAAATGTCCTGGAAACGTATTGGCCAGTCTAACACCTACGAGGCCCACCTGGCGCACAAGTCGCTCAGGCGTCACGCTGCGGGGAAGAAAATGACCGCTGCTGGGCGGCGGGCGATGCTGAACATGGGCTACATCGACGAGGACGGCGCGATCACCGTGATTGGCAAGCATGTGCTCCGCGGCGGCGACTAACAACCATCGCTGTGGCGCAATTGAAATGAAAGAAGGAAATGATGACCAACAATATTGATGCGCGGTTTGATTACCGCACCCTGGATGCTGAGACCCGCAAGCGGCGGGTTCATATGGGCAAGAAGATCAAGGCCTTAGCTATTGAGCTGGATGCTCTGCTGGCTGATGGCTGGGAGAAGAAACAAGCACTGCTGCGTCTGGAGGAGACCATGATGTGGGCCAACGCGGCTATTGCGCGGGAAGGGAAACAATCATGAACCAGCTGCAATTGAAGCTGCGGATCCGGTGGAGGCCGGGTGTGAAGCGGAATGGTCTTTTCGGCGTGCTTACTGGCGACTCATACCCGGATTTGTGGGAAGTGCTGTGGGGCGGGGAGTTGATCGCGTCGTTCCGTAGCTGGGGTGATGCGGTGGCGTACGCCCACATGAAACTGGTTGAGGCGCAGCGGGAACGGTATATGGCGTTAGTGCGGACCGCTACTCGGCCACCCCGCCGGTTGGCGCTGGAGGCTGCATAATGACGAATCTTAACTATCTTGAGGCGGATGCAGCGTTGATCGTGGCATGTTTGCCTGAGGAGATCGACGACGAAATCACCAAGGAGCAGTTGCCACTTTTCTACACGTATGCGCTGCTGATGCGTGCGAAGGGCGTCGATACGCAGCTGGAGGATGTGCATGACGCATGGTCGGCTTGGGCTTCTGCTGCCCGGCCAGGCCATCCCGCGCTGGTGCCTTTTGAAGAGCTCACGCCGGAGATTCAGGCCTTGGATCAGCCGTTCTTGGAGGCTATCCGGGAGGCCGCCATGGTTCGAGAGGAAGGGGTGGCGGTATGGCTGCGCCAAGACTAGATCAGGAGTTGCTGCAAAGCCTCAACGGCGCCTGGAGCGGTATGGAACGCACTATGGCGTGGCAGCAGGAAGTAATCAAAAAGCTGATGGAACGCTCGTCATCGTTGGATGCGCTGCATAAGGCGGTGGATGCCACGGACCGCATCAGTAAGCTGCACACTGAGTTGGATCGAGTAAAACGTGATCGGGAATCCTTGCGTATCGAAAACCGCCAGCTGGAGAAGCAGCTGTCCGATGTGATGCATTCTAGTGATTGGGATGAGTTGAGCGAGCTTGCGGAGGCTGCCCGGGAGAAAGTTCTGGAAGTGGCGGATTTGGTGGCAGGGTCTGGTGCTGCCGCCACTTCGGCACCAGCATTGACCGAGCTGATTACCCGTATGGGTGCGGTGACCGCGAAGTTGCGGGAGATCACCGGGGCTAGCGCTGGGGCTGCTGGCGCCGATGCTGAATCGGGGAGCGATCATGCCTGAGAAGATGCCGGCACGATCGAAGATCGTGGTTGATGTTCGGGAGTTGCAGCGTGCTATCCGGGCGGTGGTCGGGGTGACAGAGCGGAAGCCGGAGATTTACGATGTGGTGCGTCTTATCACCTACGCCGGGAGCCTGCTGGTGGTTGCTGCGAATCCCCAGCATGTGGTTCAGGCCTATGTGGGTGCCTATTTTGATGATGTGGAAGAGGCTCACCGGGTGGTAGAAATCACCACGGCTAGCGCTAAGCTGTTTCTGAAATTGAAGCCGGATAAGGAAGAAGAGGACGCAAGGGCTGCTATCTTCATCCGTGACGAGGAAGTGCAGTTGCAGGATCTTTCTGGCACTTGCGGTGACCTGACGGAGGTGACCGCTGCCCGGGCTGATTCGGCTTTCACCACAGATGTGGCGCAGTTGTTCGACCGGGTGCGTGCTGAGGCAAAAGCGTCCGCAAAAGGCCCCGCTGGGGATGTGGCGCCAACCATGTTCACCTCCGCCCAGGCTGCCGCACTGGGTGCTGCGGCGGGACAGTTTGATACAGATATTATCCCGGTGCCGCTCACACCCCAACGCCATCGTGCCAGGGTGTATGTCGCACTGAAGGATATGTTCGAGTCGTATTCCTTTGTGCCTGCTGACCGTGGCGTTCAAGAGCCCCTTCCGGGGCTCCCCGGCGCGGCCCCGGAGGGGTCTAATGTCGGTGCGGATGCTGCCGGTGATGTGGTGCGTGATGGTGATGGTTTTGAGTACGACACGGTGATTGATGGGCCAAGGGCAAAGCCCCAGAAAGCGTGTGTGCGGTTAGCGCGCTCGAATCCCACGGGTGGTGCGGTATGACCGGTGGGATGTTGCCGTGTGGTGGTGATGCCGAGCTGGGGATCTGTCAGCAGCGTGATATGCAGGCGACCCCGTCTGCGCCGAGTCTGTGGGATCCGTCTGCGGCGGGTGAGCCGGTGGCGCGTATGCGGAAGCGCCACCAGCAGGCCAAACTCTTATGTGCGCAGTGTCCGTTGCTTGAGGCTTGTGAGCGGATGCTATCGGACTGTGAGTGGCGTGGGGTGCGGGTTGCCGGCGTGGTTGCCGGACGTTACTCGGATCGCCCCCAATCACTGACCAGCAATGACCCGTATCAGCTGTGTTGCCGGTGGTGTGGTGGGCCTATGGACCCGCAGGCCCTGGTGGCGGCTCATGCGCGGCAGCGGTGCTGTCATACGCCGTATCGATATAAACAGCGCCACATGGGAGAAGGGTTATGTAACCGCTGCTATCAGGGGCACTCAAGGGCGGCTCGTGCCGCTAGGAAAGCGCAACCCGTGCGTCGCACTCGGCGTCGTCGGGTGAGTGCGCGTAAACCCGCTGCCTAGGCGCAGCACAACAGGAACGCGCGTGATGGTTTGCGTTGCGCGCGTTCATATTTTTGAGATTTACAAAAACAGGAGAAAGTCATGGCTTGGCTTAAAATGAGCGATACATTCACGACGCATCCGCTAATGATGCGGCTACTTGGGATCTGTGAAGGGAATCACCAACTGAAGAATGAAGCATCAGGGGTGCTGCTGGATTTGGCGTCGATTTCAGCGGAGCATCTGATGGACTACTACGTTGAATATGGCGCACTGGCCCAGGTAGCGCCGGGTCGGGAAGACATCATGATTGATCTGCTGAGTAGGTCGGGTTTGCTTTTCGAGGAGCAGCAGCCTGATGGGACATGGATGTTACGGCTTGTGGATGATCCCGGCCTCTTTCACATGCGGTCCCGGGAAGAGGTGGAACTTGACCGTCGTCGGTCGAAGGATAAACGCAACCCGGATTTGCTCATGCAAGTGCGGCTAAGGGATGGAGACCAATGTCGGTGGTGCGGTAAGACCGTTGATTGGCGAGACCGCCGTAGTCACCGGCGAGGCACGTATGATTCGCTTAATGGGCATCGGGACTCAACGGTAGAAACTTTGGTTGTTGCCTGCTGGTCATGTAACAGTCGGCGCGGTGCTGGTGAGGTCCTGGAGCTGCAGGACCCGCCCACGCCGGAGGAAGTGCACTACAACAAATACAGCATCGAGTTCATCAACAATTCGCAGTATGCAAAGGACCACAATATTCATGTAGTGGCTAAGGAAGAACGTGAGAAACAGCACAAACAATCCACTCGGGCTTGGCGTGCCGCACCACAGCCTAAAGCAACGGTAGACGAAGCCAAGGCTGATACACATGATACGCCACCCCGGTTGAGTGGTGCAGCGCCTGTGCACTCCAATAATGTTTCCGCCTCAGGTGGGTTTAGCGATCCGGTAGAAACCGCGCCGGACTGGGCGATGGGGGAGGAGCTTTCAGAAGCCTTAATGGAATGCGCTTCGGTGTCGGTGGGGGGCTCTATCAGTGGGTCTGATCGTGAGCATGCCAAGCGGGCGAAGCCAGCGCGGGCGCGTCGCCGTGTCCAGCGTCGACACCGTAAGCACAAGCGTGGGCGTGGGAAGCGGAAGTAGGGATAAGTAGCTCACTGGGTAGACGAAGGTAGGTGATATAGCGTAGCACCACGCATCGTTACCCGCTTCAGCAGGGCTGGGGCGGGTAGTTGGTGTGTGCGCGGTCAGGTGGGTTGGCGTCTAGCCATGCGGTGCCTACGGGGCCTACGGGCGGAAGTGCGCCGCGGCTGTTGTTGGGCGTCTTCTTGTTGGCTGCGATAAAGATAAAGCAGAGGCCGCTTGCAAGCAAACGGCCTCGGATACTCCTTCCACACACGGTGGACGAGCTGCTTTTAGGGTAGGCGGCTTTACCAAATTTTGCCAATTATGGTGCATATGTGCACCTAGAAGGGTTCCCGGGCATATGCCCGGGTTTTCTTTTGCCCTGTTTTATAACGAAACGGTAAAACCTAGTACGGATCTAGATCGGACCTAGATCGAAACCAGAACGATGGGGTGACGGATCTAGGATCGTCGGGTCGGGGCGGGTCGGGTAGAGCCGTGAGGTGGCAGGGGCGGTGAGTAGACTACAAACCTATTGAGGGATATCTATTTACAAAGAAAGGTAAGGATTGAAGATGGATGATTATCTGCTTCATGAGTTAGGGAAGGGCTTGTACTCACTGGAACGTAATAGTGATGGGCTAGAAGAGCTTCTTACCTTTTACCGCGGGAGTAGTACCACTGATACTCTGGGGCGCGCGGTGTGTTGCTCAAAGCCTCCGGTGAACCTGACGGTGTTGGACCTTCTGGTTCAGACGGAGGGGCTGCTTTCGTTTTGGGCATCGGAGGTGTTGGCGTGTGGTGATGGTGTTGTGGGCCCGGTGCCTGAGGGGATCGCGTCTGTTGCTGCTTGGTTGCAGCGGTATCTGGATGTGGTAGATGGTGCGCCGTGGGGTGAGATGATGGCTGAGGAGGTTATCGCCCAGGCGCGTATGGTGGCGTCTGTGGTGGAGCCCGACAGCGGGGGAGAGGAACCAACCCCACCGGAGTGGGCGACGTGCCAGGTGGCGGCGTCGTGGGCTAGGAAGGCTGGGGCGCCGGTGTCGCGCACGACTGTCTATCGGTGGGCGCAGGCGGGGAAGGTGGATACTGCAAAGGATGATGCTGGTGGCATGTTGGTGCGGCTCGGTGATGTGCTGGCGCGCGCTGGGGCGGTGCGTGGTGCGTTATCCTTTGGTGTGGGACAGGTGTTGGTGTAAACTTGCGTTCGGAACCCCTGGGTGGAAAGCCTAGGGGTTTAGTCATGCATAGGGTTGGGGAGGAGGGGATCATGGGGTCAGAAGGTATGGATACAATCCAGCAGGAGATTGATCGTCGCTTCCGGTATCACGAGGGCACTGATGCGCAGTGTGAAGACTGCATTAAGGTTCGCGCTAGTATGCAGGCGACGGCGCATCGTGTGGCGGCGATCGCACCGGACTGTCGTGAGCGTGAGCTAGCCATCACGCACCTAGAGCAAGCACTGTCATGGGCGATTGCTGCTATCGTTCGCCCGTCGCAAGGCGGTGCTGCTGATGGCGTGGCGTAATGGCGTATCGCGCACGACCACGGCTGAGTGGAAACGCCTACACCGATTAGCAAAACAGCGTCTTTCTTACCGCTGCGCCCAGTGTGGTACCGAACCAGTGGAGCGAGACGGTCTAGAGTTGGACCACATCGTTCCGGTCGCTGAGGGCGGCACCGATGGGCTCGATAACCTCCAGTGGTTATGCCCGTTATGCCATGCGAAAAAGTCCCGGCGCGAATCGGTGCGCGGTGTTCAGCGTCGGGTAGCCCGGCGCCGGCTGTATGACAGGTTTGCTACCCGCCACCCCGGCCTGAAATAGGTGACCTGGGCCACGTGGGGTGGGGGGTACCCCGCCGCCGGCCGGTCCCTGGTACGGCACACATACGGCCCCCGGCTATGTACGGGTTTCAGGGTTTTTGCTGGTCAGGATAGGTTTCTCGGTTTTGATTGTTGGTTGATGGTGCGTGCTGGGGCTGTGACCTGCGGCTTTGCATTATGGTGTGGGTCACTATTTCCTTGGTTACCTACCCCCCTTGGTTGTTGGTGGCCAGAAAGGGTAAATATGCCCAGCTAGGACTAGGTATATCGTAACGCTTATGGTAAAATACAGATTATGAGATTGGCGTGTGAAGTGTGCGAAGCCCGGTTAGAGATCCCCACCAGGGGACGCTCCCCGCGGTTTTGTTCGTCCGCATGCAGGCAGAAGGCCTACCGCAGGCGTCGGCGTGAGCAGTTGCCGGCCCGGATGCGTGAACTGCCCCGGTGGACGGCTGCTGACGGTAAACGCCCCATCACACCTACGGGCTCCCCTGCGTCAACTACTAAGCCGGAAACCTGGACCGTCCACACCGAGGTTCGGGATGGTCCGCGCGGCGTCATGCTGGGCGGCGGCCTAGCCTGTATTGACCTTGACCACTGCATCAACCGGCGTGGTAAGGTAGCCGACTGGGCTGTCGAGATTATCCGGGCGGTGCCCGGTGCTGTTGTGGAGCGTTCGGTCTCCCGGCGCGGTTTGCATATTTTCGGGCTGCTCCCGGAGGGGCAGGGGCGTCGGCGCGGCTGCGTGGAAATCTATTCCCGGGCTCGGTTCATTCGGACAACAGAAGATATTTACCGCATGGGCGGCCTTGTTGATCTGGCCCCCGCGGTTCGAGTAGCTGCCGCGCTGCAGCGAGAGGGGCGTATCCCCGAACGGTAACAAGTAGCGAAGGAGGTGGTTGGTCATGGTGCGTGGCCCAGTACCGAAGCGCAGCGACCAGCGTAGGCGGCGGAACAAACCAGAGGCTGATGCTCCCGCTGTGGTGGTGGCCATGGGGCAGCAGGTAGTGAAACTTCCCGCAGAGGACCGGGCGTGGCACCCATATGCGAAACAGTGGTTCCGCTCCCTGAAACGGAGTGGTCAGGCCCAGTTCTATCAGGAAAGCGACTGGCAGGAAGCCCGCTTAGTGTGTTGGCTTATCACCCAGGAGCTAAGTTCCCCGACTGGCGCCCGTGCTGGGATGATGGATGTAATCTTTTCCCGTGCTGATGCCTTGATGACCACCGAGGGGGCGCGCCGCCGACTGCGCGTAGAACTCACCACCCCGAAGATAGTGGATGAGGCGAAGGAAGCCACCGTGTCGATCATGGAACAGTACAGGGCTGATCTAGCATGATGATTCCCCCGGAGGAGCGGCTAGACACGCTCCCCCCGGGGCTCCCCGATTTAACGCTCGGCTGGGAGGCGCTAGCGTGGGCCGCTAAATATTTAAAACACCCGAACGGGATTCGCGCCGGGCTGCCGTGGGTTTACACCGAGCGGCAAGCCAGATTCATCTTATGGTTTTACGCGATTGATGAGAATGGCAAGTGGCTTTTTTATAACTCTTTCCGCCGACTGGCCAAGGGGAGTGGCAAGAGCCCGTTTGCCGGCGCCCTGGCCCTGACGGAGTTGCTAGCCCCAGTTCGGCTTGATCGGTTTGACCCCCAAGTGCCAGGCGCCTGCATCGGCAAGCCAGTGGCCATGCCGTGGGTGCAAATAGCCGCAGTGTCCGAGAAACAGACCGATAACACGATGAGGCATGTGCGTGCGATGGCGAACAAGAAAGCCGCACCTAGATTGCACCGCGATTATGACATCGACCCCGGTAAAACCCAAATCAATATCGTGCCAGAAGGAAAGCTAGAGGTCATCACTTCATCAGCTATGACCCAAGAAGGCGCCGAAGCCACGTTCATCGTTGGTGACGAGCTCGAACACTGGACACCAGGCAACGGCGGCACCAAGCTATACAGCACCCTGGCGGACAACCTTGCCAAGTCAGGAAGCCGGATGCTAGGAACCTTAAATGCTTGGGAACCAGGCCTAGGCACGGTCGGCGAGAGCACCTTCCAGGCTTGGTGTCTCCAGGAAAACGGGAAGTCGAAGAACGACCGGCACATCCTCATGGATATCCGCCAAGCCCCGCTAGACACCAATCTGGCTGACGCCATATCGCTTCGCACCGGGCTGGAGTTTGTATATCAGGATTGCCCATGGGTGGATGTTGATACCATCATCACCAGGGTTTGGTCCCCGGAGGCATCCCCCGATGACTCCAAGCGCAAATACTTGAACTGGCCTACCGCGGCCGCGAACGCCTGGGTAGACCCGAACGATGTTGCGCTCATGGCGCGCCGGGAAACCATCGTGGCAGAAGGGGAGGAGATTGTCATGTTCTTCGACGGCTCATTGTCCCGCGATACCACAGCTTTGGTAGGGTGCCGGGTTAGCGATGGCCATGCGTTCCTGATTGGGTCGTGGGACCCCGGCAACAGCCATAACACTGCCGGCACAGTGGATGTGGAGGCGGTAGACGCGCGTGTGGATAAAGCCTTCGCCAGGTATGATGTGAAAGCCTTTTTCGCAGACGTCCGCGAGTGGGAAAGCTTCACGAAGGTTACTTGGCCGGCCCGCTATAAGGACCGGCTACAGCTCTGGGCGAGCCCTGGTGGGAAGCAGCCGGAGCCGATTGCGTGGGATATGCGTGGGAAGCTTTTCGATTTCACCCAAGCGTGTGAGCTCACAGAGAGAGAAATCATCGAACATGCTTTTACCCACGATGGCCACCCGGTGCTCACTGCCCATATGCGGAACTGCCGCAGGGCAGAGAACCGATATGGCATATCAGTGAAAAAAGAGTCTCCGTCATCGGCGAAAAAGATTGATGCCGCAGTGTGCCTAATCGGAGCGCGCATGGTGCGCAGGTTGTATCTAGAGCACGCGGCGCATCACATGCCGAAGCATTCAGGAAGGGCGGTGTTTTTATGAGCATGAGCCATAGCCAGGTTTTGTCTGCTGTGCGTGGTTTACTGGCACAGTATGCCAGGGAGCGCCAGGTGTTTGATCGAATCAACAGTGCGATGCGCCCATGGAGTCGACAAGAGATCATTAACCGGTTCGGCATCCTGAAGAACAAAAATGCCAACCTTATGATTGACCGGCAAATCCAGCTCGCTAGGGATTCGCAAACCATGTATCTGCCTTTGGTGTTGGACACGTTCGCGCAGTCAATGAAAGTGGAGGACTATTTCTCCGGGGTTGATGCTGGCGCCCGCGCCAGGGCATGGAAGCACTGGCAGCGTAATAACCTTGATGCCCGCCAGACCGGTATTACTCGCGCCGCCCTGCAATACGGTACCTCGTATGCCGTGGTTGACCAGGGGGTTGTGGGCGGTAATGCGGCACCGCTAATTACCGGCGTGTCCCCCCGTCATATGACTGCTTACTATGGTGAGGCCTATGCGTGGCCGGGCGAGTCTGGTGTGGCATCAGAGTGGCCGATCCTGGCCCTAGAGGTTAAGGGCAATCGCATGCGGCTATTCGATGAGGAAAAAATCTACTACATCGGCGCTATCGAAACCCCGCAGGAAATCAAGGATTGGGCTGCCCATCCGTGGAACACAGCCCAGAATCTCCAGCTTATCGAAGCCCGCGACCATACCGCGGGTGTGCCCCCAGTAGTGAGGTTCCGCGACCGGTGGCTTCTGGAAGGCGAAGAAGTCGCCGGCATTATTGAGCCGCTGATCGCGCTGCAAAGCCGCATCGACCGCACAAGCTGGGAGGCTGCGGTCGCCCAATACTACAGTGCGTTCAAGCAGCGCTACGTTGTTGGCTGGGCTCCAGACGATGACGCTGAGGGCATTCGCATGCGCGCCAGCGACGTGTGGCTCATCGACGCTGACGCGAAAGTCGGCCAGTTCGACGAAACGGACATCCGCCAGTATGTGGATGTGAAGCAAGCATCTATCCGCGATATGGCTGCGATAGCCCAGGTGCCAGCCCAGTCGCTCGGCGCCAACGCTATCAGTAACGTTTCCGCAGATGGTTTGGCGGCTATGGAGTCTGCCAAGGACAGGAAATCCTCAGAGATCCGAACCTCCCTAGGCGAATCCTACGAGCAGCTACTACGGCTCTGCGCCCACCTTGATGGCGACCAGCAGGAAGCCGCCGACTTTGCGTCCGAAGTCAAATGGGCCGACATGACAGCCCGAAGCTTCGCCCAAACAGTAGATGCCCTGGGGAAACTTGCCACTATGCTGAGTATCCCCCCGGAAATCCTTTGGGAAGACATCCCAGGGTTCACTGCTGAAAAGATCAAACGCATCAAGCAAACAATGGCAAGAACCCCAGGCTTTGACGCTACGGCGGAACCTCCACTAGGCGACACGATAACGCGCTAACCCCCGGAGAGGCAGGTGACACATGGACCTGTACTCATACCATCAGGCTGACCGGCATATCATCGACTGGCTGGCTGATGCGATCTACAACCTCATCACCAACCGGGGCGTGCCCACCAGCCTCGATGACATGTGGGAGCTCGTAACCGAGCTAATCCCCCTAATCCAGGAAGCACGCACCCAATCATATAAGGTTGCTATCGCCCACATTCATTCCGTGGCCACCACCCATGGCATCCAGATCACCCCAGCGCCCCAAAAACCCTACTACCCCAATGCCGCCTGGAAAATGCTAGCCAGGGCCCTGGGATGGAACCCCACCCGGGACCCTATCCCCGGTCGCATCACCGACTACGATGCCACCTACCAGCAGCAGCTCGCAGACAAAATCATCCCCTTCCCGCCCGACCCTACCGACCCCGTCCTGGTCGACAAGGTAGCGCGCCGGGTAGCGGCAGGGGCAACGCGGCATGCCCGTGCCGCAGGCAGGGATGCCATCGCTGATACGGCTGACCGTAATGAGGCTAAACCAGCTAAGCGGCGGGTTGTAGTGCAGGTGGATAACGAATCGGATGCTAGGCGCCTGCGTGATGAGCTCTCCGACCCCCGCAAGGTAGCAGTTGACCAATATGTCCGGCCGGCCAAGGGCGGTGGGGTAGTGCTGGGATGGGCCAGGGTTCTCACCGGTGCGGAAAGCTGCGCATTCTGCGCCATGCTCGCTTCCCGCGGACCCGTGTATGAGGAATCCACCGTCCTCACCTCGGAAGAAGGCAAAGCGTACCACGATCATTGCGACTGCAAAGCAGTACTAGTGATTAAGGGAAAGCCATGGGAGGGCGAAGCCGAATACAAGGCGCTTAAAACGCTCTGGAATGACGCCCGCGATCACCCCACCAAAGAGGAACTAGACAATGACCTAGAGATGCCAATAGACCGGTTCAGCAGCCGCTACCGGCAACTGGCGAAAGAAAATCCAGAAGCATTCGCAACTTTCAAGGACAGCGCTGACGATCTTGGCCAGCGGCCAGAGGAGATAGTGCCCGACTCTCACCCCGGCAGAGAAGAATATAGTCAGTCTCCCTGGCCGGTGGAGGATTCCGGTAGCGTGTCAGAAGACGGCGGTATGGGATTGGCTGGTAGCGCTTTCGAACAGCCAAATAGTGATGGAACATTCACGCTGCCGGCGAAAGACGGATTCCCCGAACTACGGTTGTCAACGCTTTACCCATATGATTTGGACGAATACCCGCGGCTGGAGGTTCCTGAAACCATGGAGCAGGCAGCAGTGCAGGTATCTCGTGTGAATTCCTTTGCTAACTGTGTGCGCGCTACCGCGGCTACCGTGATGCGGATGCGCGGCTATGACATCTACCCGTACGCTACCTTGTATTCCGCAGGCGCTTCCGGCTACCAGATTCTTGAAGCCCTAAAGATGTGGGAAACCCCAGACGGAGAGCCTGTAAAAATAATTGAAACCACTGCTAAAGAATGGAAAGATATTCTTGGAAAAATGCCCGATGGGTACGGGATATTTTCATTCCAAATCGCTGATGCTAAACAGCGACATGTGATTCTCTGGCAAAAGATTGATGATGAAGTCGTATTTATTGATGCGCAATTGGGCAAGAAAATTAATCCAGAAGGACCGCAATATGGCGTTGATGCGTCAGCACCTATTATTCTAGTCAGACTTGATGACACTACCCCAGTGGATTGGCGCTTGCCAGATGTCATCCAACCATTTGGTAAAATGTAGTTAATCTATTGGAGGTGTTTGACGTTGATTGGTAAACAGGCTGCATACAGTATCTTTCGTGAAGAAGCGAATAAGATAGTGAAAAAGGGCACACCACATGCAAGCGTTGAAGGTATGGAAAACTCCGAGTATTTTTTCACCCCTATCGCTGCGGTAGAGGCATTTGATGGGGATGAACGTTTCCTGAATCCTGAAGGTACACCTTTGACGTTAATCCGCAAAAGCACCGGGGAAGTCGTTCACTTGCATTTCCAAACTGATGAGTGGGGAAAGATCCGGAAAACCATGACTCCTGTTAACTACGCAGCAGCGTAATCCACCCTGACTAATCAACGAAACCCGCGGTCTCACATTTGAGGGGCGGGTTTTCTCGTGCCCAAAACCACTATCCGGGTTGAAGGCTACGATTTGAAATCCGACCCCACTGCTCAGTGGGGTTTATCTATTTACATTTCACGCAATCAAGGAGGCAATCATGTCGAATAATATCACCGATACCCAAGACGAAAAACAGGAAGAAACCACGAACCCTGCTGTGCAGAACCCGGAAGAGTCCTCCCCATCGCAGTCCCCAGCCCCGGAGATGACCCTGGAAGAAGCCCTGGCAGAGCTGGAAAAAACCCGGCAAGAACGTGACGCGGTTCAAGCCGCCGCCCAGAAATGGCAACAGCATGAGGACTCGCAGAAAACAGAGCTCCAGCTAGCCCAAGAGAAACTAGCCGCAGCCCAGCAGGAACTCGCGCAAGCCCAAACCACGAACCTGCTGCTGGAAGTCGCAGCAGCCCACGGTATCAAATCTGAGGATGTGCCGCTGCTGGGCACTGGCACGAAAGAAGACCTAGAGGCCCGCGCGGCCAGGATTAAAGAACTCTACGGTGCGGGGAATGCCGCCCCGCCGTCGAATAGCCCCCGCCAAAACGTCCAATCCGGGTCCGGGGTGGGTAACGAACCCCAGCCAGACCCGGTAACCTACCCCAGCTCATGGGTGCCTAAAGCACTCCGCAAAAATCACGACCAGTAAGGAATACCATGGATATCACTAAAGTTCACTACGATCCAGCAGCCGCCATCACGGTGAAAGCGAAGAAGAAAATCCCCGCCGGCACATTTGTTGTTCCCGTCGACGACATTGTTGGCCGAACCCCGGTTGTTGATATTGCCGCTGCTGACGCTTACCCGTTCGGTGTAGTAGCTCATGATGTAGACAAGGACGGCTATGTCACTGTTTACCGCGCCGGGCATGTTCTCGATGCCCTAGCCGCTGGCACGTTTGTTGCCGGTGACAAGCTCAGTACCGCAGCTGACGGCAAGATTGTCAAGGCTGCTGCTGGTCCTGTAGTCGCTATCGCGCTCACCAAGGGCACATCAGGTAAACCCGCCACTATTGCCCTACTCTAAGACAAGGAATTTCTCATGCCTAAAAACACTGGCCTTTTCCCCGGCGTCGCCCCGACAGTGGCCGACGGGGTTATCACCCTGGACATGATGCTCCAGGAGCCCACACGGATTGCCCGCTATATCGCTGACATTACTGCCCTTGGTATGTTCACTGACCGGATCTTCTCCACTGGTGAGGCTAAGGGCGGCGCTATCCTCTACGAGGTAGCGCTGAAGAACGCCCTGCTTGCCGACGACCGCAACGGAGTCATCGCCCCTGGCGGTAACTACCCCACGGTGGACGTCACTACTGACGACCCCAAGGTCATCAAGACCGTTAAGGTCGGCGGTAAGTTCTCCGTTACTGATGAGGCTGCAAAGCGCAATGACCTGACTATGATGCAGCGGCGTGCCCAACGTGTCGCCAACACCATGGTTTATGATCTCGATGGCATGGGCATGCAGGCCGTCCGCGAAGCACTCACCGCCTACGATGCGGATATCATCAAAGTGGAGTCCGGCGGCTGGGCAACCATCAACAAAACCAAGAAGCTAGACCAAACCGCAGCCAAGTCCATTCGGGCTGACATTAATAAGGCCTTCACCGAGGGGCGGAAATCCCAAATGGGCTACGTGTACAACCTCCTAGCTCTCCACCCCGATGACCACCTGGAATTCTCCAACGCCTTCGACGACGATGAGGCGGAATCCAAGTTCCTGCAGAACAAGGGCCTAGAGGTTATTTCCAGCCCGCTGGCCACTAAGGGCGAAGGCTGGCTCATTGCCGAGCAGCAAGTAGGCACGATGGGCGTGGAAGAAGGCATTACCACCACAACCTACCGTGATGAGGACCGGGACCTGACCTGGACGAAAACCCGTGCCATGCTCGCCTACGCGGTAACGGACCCGCTCGCGGTCATTAAGATCACCGGCCTGGGTAGCTAACATGCCGGCCTACGCATCCCCGGATGACCTGCGTGCCCGCGCCAGGCGACTCATTCCCGATGGTATGAGTGATGAAGACCTTCAGGTGCTGCTGGAGGATGCTAGTGTGTTCCTCCGCGCCACATACCCGACCATCCCTGAAAACCCAGATGCGCTCCTGGCGTCGGTGCTGCGGGTTGTCACGGTTGCCATTGTGAAGCGCGCTCTGTTGGCGGAGAAAAACGCCGAGTTCTCGGATGGTGCCCAGTCCGTCACTGATACTGCCGGCCCGTTCACCTCTACGCTATCGTTTCGTAACAGTGAGGGGAATTTCTTCATTTCTGCCCAGGAGCGCACGATGCTGGAGAACGCCCTGTCTAAGCGGCGTTTTCGGTGCATCACTGCCGAAGGATGGTGACGCTATGGCCACAATCCAAGTGCTCCGTCGCAGCCGGGATAGGTTTGGTGACTTGACTGCCCCCGTGCCGGTTCTCACGATCACTGGGGCGAGAATCGCCTGGGCTCAGGCCACGGTCGATACAGACCGCAAAATGGTGGTGTCTACCCGGCCAACGGTGTATATCAAACGCCAGGCCCCGGATATTCGCACCGGTGATATTATCGAGGGTTTCGGAAGAAAGCTCAAGGTCGTTGAGACGCAGTTGTGGGAGCATCCCCGCAGGGAGGGCATCATTGTGGGGACCGCGGTGATCTGTGAGGAGGTGCGATAGTCATGAAGTTTTCACCCCGGATCATGAAAGGATACCTGGAAGGCCCCGAGGTGGAAGAGCTCCTGTATCGTGTCGGCTATTTAGCGCAGGCCATCTACGCTACGGTGGCGCCCCGAGACACCGGCCGGCTAGCATCCTCTGGCGCAGTCGACGTGGAAATAGCCCGCCCCTACACGGTGGGCACCGCCCGTAAACGCCTGGTGGCCACGGTCTCGATAGACGCCCTCTATGGTGTGCCGATGGAGTTCGGGCACAAGATCAAATCCCGCCACGGGCGCAAAGCAGTTGCGCCCCGGGCGATGCTACGTAAAACAATTAAGGCGGTGCGACTATGACCATTACCATTCCTGACGACCTGGTGCCGTGGCCGGATGTGGAACAACTCATCGTAGATGCCCTCGACCAGGTGGCCCAGCAGATGGCGCCCCAGCCGTGGGTGGGCACGTGGATCCCTGACGCCTACGAAACCCAGATCCAGCAGGCCCCACTGATTGTGGTGCAGCGCACCACCGGTGCTGCTGATTTCAACAATCAAGTAGATATCCCACTTGTGGAGATTGGGGTGCTAGCGGAAACCCGCGCAGATGCCCAGAAAATCAACAGCTACCTGAGGGCGTGGATGCTAGATGTATTCCCCACCCACCCGCAAGTACCGGTCCGTATCGTGAGTATTACCGAGCGGGTGGGGTCAGTGATGCCTCCCTGGATCAACCCCGACCACAGGTATGTGAACGCCCTTTACGAGATCACTATCCGCAGGCCCCGAAAACACACATAACCCCCTTTGCCCCTGGGCTTTCCTGGGGGCTTTCTTAATGCCCGCAACGTGCGGGGAGAGGAGATAGCCGTGACTACCACGGATTTCTACAAGCTAAAAGACAAACAGAGCGACCTGTTATTCGCGCCCCTGGACTATCTGCTTTTGATGTGCCCTTATGGGATTGAAATCCCAGATCGCATCACCGACAGCAACGGAAACTTATTGGAGTTGCCGGAAGGCTGGTTCTCCATTGGTGAGGGTGAGAAAAAAGCCGGCGTTGACCTGGCCCCCGACTCCAAAGTTGAAGGCCCTGAAGGTTACGGTAGCCCCGGCAGGCGGCGTACATTCGTAACGGAAGAAACGTTCACGGTTGATGTCACCGCCCAGGAATCTCGCTTGCGAACCCTAGAGGCATTCTACGATTTGATGGAGGCCCAGTATGATGAGGGCACCGGCTATTTCGCTAAGAAACGCCGTGCTGCCCGGGTGCGGGAATATTCCAGCATCCTGGTCGCTAAAGATGGTGATCCGGGGCATGAAATCTACCCCTATTTCGTTTTTCCCAAGATGACGATTGAGAAGAAGGGTAAGCAGTCTTTCTCCGAGACGGACGTCATTAAGTATCCGATTACTCTGGGCGCGCAGGATGATGAAAAATACGGTGCCCTGTATGGTTTCGGCTTGTGCGGCCCTGGCTTCACCCCAGAGCTAGCAAAGCTCATGGGTATCACCGGCGCCCACAAACTATCCGACGCCAAATACAAGTTCTCTGTCAAAGGCGCTACGGGCGGCACCTACACCATCACCATTGGTGGGAAAACCACCGCCACCATCACCTATAATGCTGATGCCGCAGCGGTGCAGGCGTCGATTCGTGCTTTGGGTGAAAACGAGGCTGAGGTTACCGGCACGGTGGATGCTGGTTTCGTGATCGCTAAGGTATCCGCCGCCCCAACAGTTGCTGCCACTGGTTTGGCGGGTGGTGGTTTTCCGAAATCGGTGGAGGTCACTCAGGGCCCCTCCTAGCCCTCGCCGGTAACAACACCTTACCTGGTCGAGGGCTCCTACCAACCGCCGCCCCATAAAACTGTAAGGAGGAACCGAACTATGGCGTATGCCCGTAACATCTGGCATAACGACGACCCTAATACCCCTTTGTCGGCGGAACGCCTGGACCGTATCGAGCAGGGTATCGAATCCGCCCATGTCACCGCCGATGCCGTGACCGTCGCTAGTGAAAGCCTGAAAACCCGGGTTACTAGCCTGGAAAAGCTGAAAGACCAGCCCGCGCAGGTAGACCCGCAGGCCATCAAAACCGCGGTAGCCGACGCCCTCAAGGCCCAGCCCCCAGTTGATCTTGGACCGATCACAAAGCGTCTTACCGCACTGGAAACCAAACCCGCCAGCACTGTGCGGGAGCAGGTACAGCAGTCCGGCCTGCTCGGGCGACTCATGGACCGCGCAGGGGTGAAAACCCGTGCTATTGGTGTTGGGTGGGAAGATACCTCGAACGCGGCTGACCGCGACTGGGCGACTATCGCCCAGAAAGCCATAGCCAAGGGTTACAACACGATTGACCTGGCTGTGGGCCGCCCCGAATGGACGCTGTTCCCATGGCCGGCCCACCCAGAGCGGGTATCTATTGACGCTGGGAAAAACCCCATCCGGGACACCATCACCGCCCTCCGGGCTGCTGGGATCGAGAATGTTTTCCTCACCCTGGACATGATGATTACCACCACGCTGGGGAACCAGCCCGAGTGGAAGGCTGTTTCCCGGGACGGCACTATCCGGGACATGCCGTCCCCCGCAGCACTCACCAACCCCGGTCCTATTCGGGACATGCTAGGTGGCGCTGTTGCCCAGGTTGCCGCCGAGTACGGGGACCTGATTGACGGCATCATCATCACCGAACTGTTCTGGGATTCCGGCTCGTTCTCCGCCCACGACCTCACCCTATACAAGAGTGATACTGGCGCCGCCGACTGGCCGCGCCGGGGTGATGGTACCCCGCATGAGAGCAAGGAATACCAGGAGTGGCTGACCACGAAGATGGCTGATTTCATCGGCTATTGCCGTGGCCTGACCGGGGGAATCCCTCTCATCATGGACGTGCGTGCGAACTGGGCCACCCCGGTAGCTGGTGACCTGGGTAGCGGCCATGACTACTCGAAACTGTTGCGGGTTGCTGACGAGCTCCAGGTGTGGGCCTACTACAAGACTGGTGACGAGTCGAAAGCCACAGCATTGTCTGCCACGTTGGATAAGCAGTGGCCGGGACGGATCCGCACCGCACTGGGTTTGTGGTCGGCAACCCCCACATCTGTAGGCCAGGTGCTCACGTCCCTTACCAACGCCCCTCGGGTGCAGGTCACCCCCTACTCGAAGATGGGCTCCCTACTCTAGCCCACAGTTCACCTAATACCCCCCAATCGCCGCGGTAAGCACCATCGCCTACCGCGGTTTTTCAACACCCCTATGAATGGAGACAAATAAATCATGCCAAGAAAAACCACAACCAGCACCACGAAAAAGACCCAAGCCGCCCAGGCGGATCCGGTAGAGGACCGGTTTGAGCGATTCCGCGCCCGCGGCATGGCCATGCAAAACCGTGCTGGGCATCGCCGCCGCACGTTTGTGACCGATGACCCGTTTGTGCTGGGGGAGGAGTATGGGTTCACCCCACCGATTGAGATTCAAAAGCCGGTCTACACGGACCGACTGGCTATTGAGGAGATGTCCCGCGCCGGCAACGCTACCGGTGTGCTGCGACTTCTTTTCAAGGATGACTACCGCCGTTTCCTGGCCGCTCTGAATAGTGTTGGTGATGACGCGGAGGAAGTAGCAATTGGCGTGTTCATTGATATCCAAGCGCACTTCTATGGTGAGGGGATTGTTGACGAGCTGGTCACTTTCCCTATGTAACCGGCCTCATCAACAAGTACGGGCCGGAAATTCGGTGGGATTTCCACCACTATCTACATATTGACCTCGATGATTTTTTATGCGGCGTGAGGCATTGGGCGACGTTTATTGAGCTCCTAGAACAGTTGCCGCCAGGGTCGCACTATCTGGCGGCTCTCGCTGATGATGATGATTTGGCGGAGCAGGTGCTGCGGGATCGGAAAGCGAACCCGCATGCGCCCCCGTCGCTGCGGGAGTGGGACGGCACCCAAGCTAAGCTCACGCAGTTGATTGAGCTCACCCAGGCCTTGTGTGCTATCACAGCTCGCCTGGAGACGTCGCTGCCGCCGCCGCCCCGACCAATAACCGCGGCTGACCGCCTGGAGCAGCAGCAGCGGAAAGCCAACATGGATGATCTGCTCACGGGCTTGCTTGGGGATCGAGCAGAAATCCACTAACAAAAAAAGGGGGGTGGTGGTCATGGCCGAGTACACCGCAGGTGTCGCAAAAGTGGAGATCAGGCCGAATCTTTCGGGGTTCTCTAAACGACTGAAAGCGGAGCTAGAGCGGATTACTGCCCAATTCGGTGTAGAGATTCGCCCGGATTTAAGTGATTTCCGGGAGCAGTTGCGCGCCGAGATGGCCAATCTCCCTACCGCTGAGATTGATGTGGATGTGGATGCTGCCGCAGCCAAGGGGAAGATTGCCCAGCTGGGCCGGGATCAGAAACTCACGATCGAGGCCGAGGCAGATACCACAGAAGCTAAAAACGGTATCGAATACCTCACCCGCCCGCAAAAGGTCACTATCGAGGTTGATGCTGATACTGCCCCCGCGAAGGAGCGTATCGACCAGGCCGCTAAAAACCGCCACGTCACGGTTGAGGTTGATGCGGACACTGCGGCTGCGAAAGCGAAGATTGCTGCTGCCGCCCGTGACCGTAAAGCCAAAATCGACGTGGACGCAGGTGGCGCTGCGTCCGGCCTAGCGTCCATGGCTACCCAGGCTGCTGGTGCCGCATCATCGCTGGGCATGGTGGCGGCCCAAGCAACCGGCATTGGCATCATTGCGGTTGCTGCGGCCGGCTGTATCGGCCCCCTGGCATCCGTGGCGGCCGCAGCCTCCGGCGTGATCGGTGTGCTGGGCGTGCTGCCCGGCATAGCTGCGTCCGCAGCAGCTGGCCTGGCCACTCTAGGCATCGGCCTGAGCGGTGTGGGTGCTGCGTTTTCTGCTATGGGTAAATCCGCCGGTGGCGCAGCCGACGACACTGCGGACAAGCTGAAGCAGCTGCAGCGGCAGGTGGAGTCTGCCGAGCGCGGCCTGGTGCAGGCTAACCGTCGGGTGGAGGACGCCGAACGTCGGGTAGCCGACGCGCAGAAGAACACCCGCAAAGCCCAAGACGCCCTCAACGACGCCCGTAAAGAAGCCGTCAAGGATCTGAAAGAGCTCAAGGGCGAGCTGGAAGACGCAGCCCTGGGGGAAGAAGACGCTGTCCTGGCTGTTGCCCGTGCCCGCCAATCCCTGATCGACGCCCAGGCCGATAAGGATTCTTCTGGTCTGGATATTGCCGAAGCTGATCTGGCATACCGCAAAGCGGTAAAGAACCTTGACGACGTTCGGGAGAAAAACAACCAGCTGGCCAGGGATGTGCAGGCAGCGAACGACGCCGGCATCGAGGGCTCACAGAAGGTTCAGGATGCGAAGGAAAAAGTCGAGGCCGCCACCCGTGGGGAGGCCGACGCGCAACGAGCCCTCCTAGAAGCGAACGAAAACGTGCTGGTCGCCCAGGAACGTCTCGATGATGCCTTGGAAAACTTGGCGAAGGGGGCGTCTTCCGCTGCCGGCGGCGTCGACCCGTTCGCTGAAGCTCTAGCGAACTTGTCCCCGAAAGCACGCGAGTTTGTGCTGGCCATGCAGGCCCTGGGTGACCAGTGGCAGGATCTGAAATTCGCGGTCCAGGACAATCTTTTCGATGGCTTGGCTGAGGATGTTACGAACTTGGCGACGGTGCAGCTCCCCGTGCTGAAGACTGGCCTGGCCGGTATCGCTAGCGAAATCAACACTGGCCTGCGCGCAAACATCGCAGCACTGTCCAGTGAGGCTTCTCAAACCGGCCTGGCTACCATGCTGGAAAACACCCGTCAAGCATTTGTCGGCACAAACCAGGCGGCCGGCCCACTCACCCAGGCGCTTGTGGATATCGGCGCAGCAAGCTCCGCGTATTTGCCCCAGCTAGGCCAATACCTGGGTGAAGCGGGTGCCCGACTGGGCGAATTCTTAAGCCAGGCAACCCAGACCGGCCAGTTCGACCAGTGGGTACAAAACGGCATCACCACCCTGAAAGGTATCGGCCAAACCCTCTCCGACGTGGGCGGCATCATCAGCGGTGTTTTCCAGGCCGCTGCCACCGCCGGCCAGTCTTCCCTGGGCCCACTCGGCCAGGTGCTATCCATGGTCAACGAGTTCGTGAACAGCTTGCAAGGGCAGCAAGCCTTAGGGTCGTTCTTCTCCGCTATGACCGACGGCCTGGCCGCCCTCATGCCCATCCTATCCACGGCCCTCACCTCCATTGGCACCACGATCATGCCGGCCATCAGTGATTTTGTTCAGCAGGCTGCGCCAGGTGTTCAGATGTTTGTGCAGGGTTTCGCGGATGGGTTGTCTGCTTTGGCGCCAGCGATGGGGCCGATTGGCCAGCTGCTGGGCGATATTGGTGCTGCGTTGGCGCCGCTTCTTCCCGTGTTGGGTGAGTTGCTGACTGCTGTGCTGGTGCCGGTTGCGCAGGGTTTGAGCCAGGTGGTGGGCGCCCTGGCGCCGATGATCCAGATTGTTGCTACAGGTTTAACACCGATTATTCAACAGCTAGCCCCGGTTTTTGCTGACCTGGTGAGTGTGTTTGCCGACTTGGTGGTGCAGTACCTGGGTCAGCTAACCCCGTACCTTTCACAGATTGTGGCGGCGTGGCAGCAGATTTTTGATGCTGTGACCCCGCTGATCCCGATGCTCACCCAGCTGGCGTTTGATATTATCTCCCCGCTGATCGGGGTCATCGGTGCCCTGCTGCCTGTGATCGCCGGTGCGGTGCAGGCGTTCGCGCAGGTTATTACAGCTGTTGCCCCGGTGATCGCTATCATCATCGAGCTCATCGGCGCCGTCGTGAAGGTTTTAGCCGCAATCATTAACTTTGTGGTGCAGGCGGTGACGAACTGGGATTCTTTCAAAGCCCGGCTAATCGCTGCTACTAGCCAGTTCATAACCAAGATCATCAGCAGTTTCCAACAGTTTATTTCCCGCGCCGTGAGCCTGATCGTTGATTTCGGCAAGCGGCTAGTGAACCAGTTCATGACCATGTGGAATAACGCTTCTGCCGCGGTTGCTAATGGTGTGAAGGCTGTGGTGGAAAAGGTTAAGGGTATCCGCCAGCTAGTGCTTGACGTGTTCAAGGGTGCCAAAGATTGGTTAATTAATGCCGGCAAAACCATCATCAGTGGTCTGTGGAATGGCATGAAAGACATGTGGGAGAACGTTACGGAGTGGTTTAGCGATAAGCTGAGCGCGATCCGCAGCCCATTCTCCAGTCGCGCTAGCCGCCACGCCACGGGCTCGGTTCGCCGTTATGCTGCTGGTGGGGAAGATCATTCCCCGCAGATTGCCGCTGGTGGCGAATGGCGTGTATGGGCAGAGCCCGAGACCGGCGGCGAAGCCTACATCCCTTTGGCTAATGACTACCGACGCTCCCGCGCTGTGGCGATTACTGCCGCGGTGGCGGACCACTTCGGCTACAGCCTTGTCGATGCTAAGGGCAAAGGCTTCGCCCCGGTAGCGAAGGGCAGTCTAGGCCCCACGGATGTGCGTGCTTTCGCCGAGGGTGGTATCACCATTGACGATTTGGACAGTTTCGCTTCCGACCTGGAAGGCAAACCGTATGTGTGGGGTGGCGTCCACTGGGGCGACTGTAGTGGTGCCATGTCGGCGATTGCCCGCTACACGGCGGGTGTTGACCCTTGGGCCGGCCGGTTCACCACAGCATCAGAGAAAGAAGGCCTCAGCGCTTTAGGGTTCCTTCCTGGCCTGGGGCCCTCTGGGTCACTGCAGATCGGCTGGTATAACGGGGGCCCGGGTGGCGGCCACACCAGTGGCACCCTCCCATCCGGCACCGCTGTTGAGATGGGTGGCGGCCGCGGCAATGGCCAATTTGGTGGCAGTGCGGCACCTGCTAGCCACCCCCAGTACACGGATCATGCGCATGTGCCGGCGGAGTTTTTCGCCCCGATCAAGGTGCCCCGCATGGGCGGCTTGGGCGATATTGATTTCGGCCACACCACCACTGATGGGGCCTCTGCCAGTGCTGTGGAGACCACCGACCCGTCGGGCGATAAGCTCAAGTCGTTCCGGGCGTCGGGTAAGTCTGACCCGGATTCGTATGTGACCGGGGCGAAATCAGATGGCCCATCCAGTATTTCAGAGATTGTTGCTGATTTCGCTAAGACCGCGGCGGCAGGCTACACCAAGGACCTGTTAGGCCTGGTTGGTGTGTCTGATGACATCCCGATGGTGAAGGCCTATAGCCAGTGGTTGAAAGCCCGCCAGAGCGTATCGAAGCGCTCGGGTACCGCCGCGAAGCAGAAAGAAATCACCAGCCTGTCCCAGGCAGCAGCGAGTGTGATTGACGCCGACCCGCAGGTGGATACGGTAGAGGTCACCGGCCTGGACTTGGTGGGCGGCCTTTCACCGATCAAAGCGCCAAAAGCCGACGATGGCGATATTGACCATGTGTATGTGCCAGGCGGCGGCGCTGAGCAGTGGCGTGGCATGGCCATGGCCGCCATGCGCAGGGTTGGCTTCAACGCGGACGACCCGGCCCAGGTCAACGCCATGATAAAGCAGATCCAGTCAGAGTCCGGCGGTGACCCGAATATTGCCCAGCAGATCGTGGATGTGAATGGGTCTGGGGAGTCGGCGGGTGTGGGGTTGTTGCAGATCATTCCGGCAACGTATGCCGCCCATAGGGACCCCGAGCTACCCAACGACCGCCGGAATCCGTTCTCGAATATGGTGGCAGCCCTACGCTACTACCGCAGCCGGTACGGTTTCGATTTGACCACGATGTGGGGTCAGGGGCACGGGTACGCGGGTGGCGGACTGGTGGAAGGCCCCGGCGGTCCCACTGATGACCTTATCCCCGCATGGCTGTCCAATGGTGAATTTGTGGTGCGTGAGGCGGCAACGCGGCATGCCAGGCCGCTCCTGGAAATGCTCAACGCCGATCCGCAGCACGCTAGGGCCATCACCCAAGCCGCCACGGGCACCCCACCGAACCCACCTGCGGATCCGCCTGCGCCAGTGGAAGTGCACTATCACATTGAAACAAACAACGTGGAGGAGGGCCTGCGCCGGTCAGAGATGCACGCCCGGCAGCAAGTCATGGCCATGAACGGCGCATAGCCAGAAACCTGGTTGGAAGGAGTTGGTTGGTTGTGTTAGATATTGGAACCCCCGCCCGCATCGACATCACGGACATTCACGGTCGCACGTGGACCGTTTCCGGTGCGGGCATGGGCGCGGAGGGTGTCGAGCTGGCCGAAGACCCCCAGGGCCTGTTCGACGAAGCGCCCATTTCAGGCATCTGGCAGCAATCCGCATTCCAGGAAGGCTCCACCTACCTAGGGCACACCATCGAACCCATCGACCTGGTACTGGGATTCGACATTTACGGTGATGACGGTGACTGGGAAACCATCGAATCCCGCTTTTACTCGGGCTTCGCCCCGGACACCCCGGCCACCATCATGGTCACCACCAACAGCGAGTGCCGCACCCTAGAGGTCGTCAAGCTCAAGGAGAGTAAAACCCAGTCGAAGAAAGACCCGCGGCTCCTCCACCACTCCAAACTCATCCTGAACCTACGCGCGGCTTTTCCGTTCTGGAAAGGGGACACGCACGTGACAGTGTTCAAGGCCACCCCGGGCAGCACCAGCGGCACACTGACGGTGCATAACCCCACCGACCGGCCTTTGTGGCTGCAGTGGGCGATGACCGCACCCGGCCAGTGGACCATCCCTGATTATGATTTCGCGGACCCCACTGGCCGCGATGGGCGCCGCACTATCACCACCCCACAACTCCGCCCCGGGGAAGACCTGACGATCGACACCTACCCACGCCACGAGCGCTACGTAGCCGCCAACGGATCCAATGTGGCCGGCCGGTTTGCCGGTGTGGATTTCCTCTACCCACTCCCACCCCACACACCACCCACCGTGGTACCAGTCAAAGCCGCCCTCACCGGGGGAGTGGAGTCATCTATCCAGTGCCGCATGGTCGAATACTGGACCAGGCCCTGGGGCGGAAGGAGGCTCTAATGACCACCTTGCACCTCATGCCAGGCACCCAAACCCTCGACCAAACCACCCTAGACCGGCTAGAGTCCGTGTGGCGGAAAGGCCAAACCCTCAGGCAAGGCCGCATCCTAGCCCGCCGAACCCCACCCCTCATCCGGCTTTGGGACGGCGACTGGAACCTCAAAGGCCGCCTGGTAGACGCCATCCACGCGAAATTCCAGTGGAAGCTCAATGACACCGGTGCTGGTGTTGTCACCATCCCGATAGATCACTGGCTTGCCACCTGGGCCCTCGACCACAAACAGCGCCCCACAAAAAACATTCACGTCACCATGGACAAAGACGGGGCCAGGTGGTCCGGCCGCCTGAAATCCACCCGCCTAGTAAAAGAGCGCACAGGCCAAAGATACCTGGAGCTGAATTTCCTCCACGACTACGAAGAACTCAAACACATCTACATTTGGCCCAACCCACTCACCCCGGCAGCAGTCCAATTCCCCCGAACTTTCATGCTGCTAGGCCCCACCAGGTGGGCTCTTAAGGCCGCCCTCATGCTTAATGTTTGGCGCTTGGAGGGCTCCGTGTGGGCGCTGCCCGACGACCCACTCGACCTTACCGAGTGGACCGACACATTCAACCCCCGCACCTGGGCAATTCAGGTCGCGCCGGGGCGGATCGGTGGTGATACCACCCCATGGACTATTATTTCGTCGCGGATGAAAACGTGGCATGATATGGCGGCCACCTCGCTGCGGCAGGCCCAGTTGATGGTGGAATGCCGCAGATACCTAGAAGGGGACCCACTGCCGTGGCCGGGTGCGAAGATCCGGCACGGGTGCCTGGTTGTCGACATCGTGGACAAGTCCGCGTGGTTTGATCCTGAAGGCACTTCCCTGTGGGGCACTATCCGGGAAGGTTTTCTCCGCACCACCCAACAGCTGGTCGGTCATAACGTTGACACAGAACACACGGTGATCGCTAACCCCAATGTTCCGGTGAAATATTCTGCCCCGAACTGGTTGGGCACCATCCCCCAATGCCCATATGTGCTATATCGGGATGCCCCACTGACTGGGATTGAGGCCGCGGATTTCACCTGGGAGCCCGCCACCGCGGTCCAAATCCTCACCGGTGGGCATTCCACCTATGGCGTCAACGAAGCCCTATCTTCTCTGGTGACGCTGGTTGGTAATTACTTGGGCATGTTTATTGCCACGCCAACCATCGGTGTGATTGCCGACACCCTCTTGAAACCCTTCTACGAGGACACAATTCTCGCCTGGATGTCGCTAAAATCAATCCAGCGCAGCCGCGGCTTAGGCTGGTCAAAATACTGGGAATATTTCGCTGACGGGGCAGACCGCGGCTATACGCTTTCCGCCCTGGCCGCACTCCGGGAGGGTTTTTGGGATACCCGAGAAAAAACCTCCCACAAACTCACCTTGGGCGACGGCGCCCCCTGGTTCATCGGCGATCGCGGCCAAGGACACTTTTTCCTGGGCGACCGGATCGGCGCCACCATCAAAGGCCTCCCCGGCGGCCAAGTAGTTGTCGAGCAGGTCACTGAAATCACCTACGAGCTAGACCGCGACACCCGCGGCTGGTCGTGCGTCTGCGGTGACCCCCAGGCCCAGCACTCACCCCTGGAACAAATCCTCACCAGGGTGAAAACATCCATGAGCAGCATCCATGATCTAGGAGTCATCTAACATGCCCATCCCTCTCCAAACCGCCTGCGACCCAGCATCCCCCGAAGAACACGCCCTCTGGGCCCTCGTCGGCCTGGCCGGCCCCGCCGCATCCGCGCCCCTCATAGTCCCCACCAGCACGCTTAGGCAATGGTCAGAACACCTCTACCGGTGCGGCTTCCGCCACCACCCAGAACTCCAGGAAATAAAATATGTGCCACCACGTGGCCCCCATGATTGGATCACCGCAGCCGGCGGCAAATGGGTAGACATCAACCAGCCCCTCCCGCCCGAGGTAACCGCCCCGGATATCTCCCACCTGTCCATGGCGGAAAAACGTGTCCTGCTCGACCAGCTCACTACAGATCTCACACCTAAGGAGCCCACCACACGGCAGGAGGCGACAGTGAACTATGACTGACCCAAAGGCCCTTATCGAAAGCGGTGACTACCCGCTAAAAACCACCGGGGACACGCTAGTAGGTGCCCAGGTCAAAACCATCACCCCCTACACCGAACAAACCGTCAAAGACCGCGCCCGGCAACAGGCGCTCGAAGCTATGCCCTTCGGAAAGAAAGGTTTGCCCGAGCTCATGGCCGACCTAGGCAAAACCGTACTCAGCGGCATTGCCGACATCTTCCGCGCTATCGCAGCTGGCACCACGTTCGTTGTCAAAACCGGCCTGGAATTCATTGGCAGCCTACTCAACCGGGTCTTCGAAGCCGTGGGGAGTCTCATCAAACCGATGCAGAAAGAAATCAAGACCGGACTTTCCGGCCAGCTCGCCCTCAACGACCGCATCGACCTGCTCGACGGCGCGCCTGGTTATGTGTGCGCGTATCAGACGGTGAATTTGAATAGTGCCTGGCAGGCAAATATGGCGCGGACTTTGCCCTTTAAGGGGCAGGTGGGGCCTGCGAAGAATGCACATCTGGATACGGAAAACGGCATGATCGTGTTGGACGCGAAGGGCTTGTGGACGTTTAACGCCAGGTGCCATATTGGGAAAACCATTTATACCGGCTGGGGGTACTGCGATGTGAACCTGCTGGTGTACACACCTGAAGGGGACTTGTATCACGAGGTGGCGGCGACTTTTGAGACCCCGCAACAGTACGCACAGTCGTTGGTGCTGGCAACGGAACCGGTTGTGGTTGACCGGCCTGGTTATAAGGCAAAGGTTCAGATCTACATGGCGAACTGGCGCACATGCTATGGCGGCACCCGCTATTCCAGCTTTTCTGCTATCCGCCACTCGCATGAAGTGGAAAACCTCGGTGAGCAGACTGTCCGAGACGAAGTATAAAACCAACAACAAGGAGGAAAATATGCGAACACTCATCATTGACCTGCGCGACGTGGGCGGTAAACCCCACCCTGAGGACTACGTGCTCTTGCAAGCACCAGCGCTCCGCGGCTCTGCCGATTTCACGGGGGCGGTTATCATGACAGCCCCCGTGCGTGTTGATCTGACTGATGGCAAAGCCGAGGCCCAGGTAGAGTCTGGTCCGTTGCTGGTGCAGATCCGTACCCAATCCGTGCGCGGCAGTGCTCCGTTTGAGGTTGTGGTCCCTGAGGGAACGGGCCCGGTGTCGTTGCGTACGTGTATGGAGCGCAGTTTCCAGTACCGGCCGTCAGTGGAATCGGCGGTAGCGGCGGATGCTGACCGCGCCTATGCTGCCTGGCAGGGTGCTATCACTGCAGAGCGTGCTGCCGAGGTGGCGGCGAAGAAAGCGGAAACTGCTGCGGAAAACGCCACTGTTGCGGCACAGCCGACGCCTCCTGCTACCGCTACTGTGCAGGGCAAAATCCAGCTTGCTGGAGATCTGACTGGTACCGCTGCTGAGCCTAAGGTTATTACTGCGGGGGATGTGGATTTCAGTATCCATCATGATGTGCAACGGGCTGCGTTTGTGAAGACCAGGGCGGATGGTCGGATCGCTATCACCACGCCCTCGATCACTGAGCCGGCTCATGCAACCAACAAGGACTACGTGGACAAAGCCGATAACAAGCTGCGGCTGGAGAAGGCCGATAAGGAGCACACGCACCAACTCCGTGATATTCAGGGCCTTCCCCCGGTGGCCTCAACGTTCCTGACTCCGGGCCAGTCCTCCCTCATGATTCGTAGTGATACTGGTCATGCGGATATCGGTGATCCCGTCACCGCCACTCATATTGCTAATAAGGGCTATGTTGATACCAAAATTAAGGAGGTTAATCGGCGTCTTGACGTACCAGAAATTCGACTCCGTTGGGAGGATGGTGGTCTCATTTTCGCCGAGATCGGCGCCATGGTGTGGGTCGCTATCCAGGACGCTTCCGCAGGTGTGAGAGGCACCCTTCCCCCGAGACTCCGTCCACCGCGGGATGTGGATTTTTTCCTCACCAGCCCAGAGAAACGCAGTGCGAATGGTTGGTGCACCATCACGAGGGAAGGTGTGGTGAACGTGAATTTCTCGGACCCGGCAGCAAAGACTGGGTACGGCATGGGTATGTATATCCGAGATTTCTCTATCGACTAACAAACAAACTGGCACGAATGCGGAAACCCGCGGCCATCCTTAAAATGTGAGGCCGCGGGTTTCCTAATGCAAAAATAATTTCGAAAGGAGACTCTTCATGTCGAAACCAGATAATAATCATACACCAGGCGGCGGCCAGCTCATCCCTATTACGAACATGGGGGAGGGCGTTCAGGCGGTGCTGGGGCGTGACCTTCACGAGTTTTTGGAAGTCGGGGCGTCGTATCGCCACTGGTTTCCGCGGATGGTTGCTTATGGTTTTGAGGAGGGTGTGGACTATGTGGTCAAAAATGACCGTTCGGCGCCACCTGCGGGAATGCCGTCTCGGCCGCGGTTGAATCATGTTGTGTCTTTGGACATGGCAAAGGAGATTGCCATGATCCAGCGCTCCGCTAGGGGTAGGCAAGCCCGCCGCTATTTCATCGAGGTGGAAAAGCGTGCCCGCATGGCGCCGGCGTTTGATCCATCGCAGTTGACCCGATCTGAGATTCTTTTAATTGCGCTCAATGCTGAAGAGGAACGCCTGGCCCTAGAGGCTGCTAATAAGCAGCTCCAGCCGAAGGCGGATGCCTACGACTGTTTTATTGATTCCACCGGCTCCTACAGCATGGGCACGGTGGCGAAAATGCTAGGCATTGGGCAGAACACACTTTTCCGTGAGCTGCGGAACCGGGGCATCTTGATTACTAAAGGTGACATGCGGAACACCCCATACCAACGCTACGCAACCTATTTCGAGGTGAAGGCCGGCGGCTATACCCGTTCGAACGGCACCCAGGTGGTAACGCATACGACTCGTGTCCGCCCCCGGGGGGTTGATTTCATCCGCCGCACGCTGGGCTTGCACGTCACCTATCCCATGCTGCCTATGACTTTCCAATGAGGAGAAAACATTGTTAACAATCCTTGATTACAGTGCTGGCGTGCCGCCAGCTGCGGCGATTCGTGCCGCCGGCCATGATGGCGTGATCCGCTACATCAGCCCACCCAGGGCTGGCTGGATGCTAGGCAAACCCATCCAGAAGGCTGAACTAGATAACCTCCAAGCTCATGGCCTGGGGGTCGCTTTCGTATGGCAGTTTGGCAAGGAATCCGACTCTGATGTGATGCGTGGCTATAACGGCGGCGTGGCTGACGCCCAGGCCGCTCAGCGGAAACTCGATGAGCTCGATTGTGGCGACTACCCGGTGTTTTTCGCCGTGGATTTCCCTATCAGCCTTGATGAGTGGAACGGTGTCGCATCCAAGTATTTCCGCGCCTGCTGCGAGACCCTAGGCCGTGAACGGGTCGGTATTTATGGACACTCTAGGGTTATTGCGTGGGCTGCCGCAGATGCGCTCATCGCTGACTTGGGCGGCGGAAAGTTCCTGGCGTGGCAGACTGCGGCCTGGAGCGGAGGCGTCCTATCTACGGAAGCGGTGCTCTATCAGCGTCCGGGTAGCGAGACCGTGGGCAGCATCGACTGTGATATCAATTTCGTGCTCGGCGACTACTGGGGTCAACACCCAAACGGCACCGCATCACGCCTCGCCCCCAACCCCATACCTGAAACCCCAACCCAAGAAGAAGGAGGAACCATGGAAACAAAAATCCGCTACGATGCCGATTTCACTGCGGACATGCCCGGTGTCGGCTACCGCTCCCTCGATGCTATTCAGTCGATCTGTGTCCACACGGTGGAGTGTCCGCCAGGGCGAGACGGCATTGCCGTCGCCCAGTGGCAAACGAATCCCGCTAACGGCTCCAGCTATAACGTACTTGCCGGCGCCGACGGCATTTTAATTTTGTGCAACACGGATGATTTCATGCCGTACGCAGCAGGCCCCACCGGCAACGCCCGCTGCCTCCACATCAGCCTCACCGGCTACGCCAGCATGAGCCGCGAGGAATGGCTTGCCGACGACGCCAAGCTGCGGCGGACCGCCGAACAAATCGCCGCCTGGTCGCAACTCTACGACATTCCTCTAGAGTTCATCGACGCCGATCAACTCCGCACCGGGGCTCGTGGCGTTCATGGCCATGCGGAAATTTCCGCAGCCTGGCGGGAGGTCGACCACACCGACCCCGGCCCTGGCTTCCCGTTCGACGTCGTGCTGGCCTACGCCGCCGAACTCCTCGACTCACCTAACCAACCACAACAAGAAGAAGGAGAACCACGCATGGTGCGCTGGATCCTAGACCAACTAGTTGGCCCCGAATGGAAAGACAATAAGCCGGTTTTCTCCGGCTGGAAAGCCACCGAAGGCAAAACCTTTGTCGACTTCGTGGCCGACAAAATCAAGCTCATCCCGGAAATCGCCCGCACGGTAGCCACGCTCCCGGAGCGCCTCGACCGGATCGAAATCCTACTCAAGGAAGGAAACAAGTAATGTGGAACAAAGCCTTTTGGGTTGATGCTGGTAGCCGCGCCGCCAGGACTTTCGCCCAAGTCGCTATCCCAGCTCTACCTATCAGCATCTTTTCCCCCATTGACGTTTGGAAAGAATGCCTGGGGTTGGCAGTAGCAGCCACCATCGCTTCTCTGCTCACATCCATCTCTACATGGCGTATCGGCGCGCCGGGCATGGTGGCTATTGTTCCGCCGGTAACGCCCTCGACTGCTGTTGAGGCTACGCCAACACCGGCTAGTACCACGCCGGCGGCTACTGCTGATACCCACACTCCGGCCCATCGGGAGGTGAAGGAATGGCCAACCAGCTAATCGTGCTACTCGACGCGGTGGAGGCGTTGATCCGTAGCCTGGATCCCGTCTTGGTGGCGGCAGTGGTCGATTCCGCGGTGGCCCTATCCTAGGACTGGAGGCCACATGGACCCAGCTGTAGCAGGGCTATCCCTATCGGGTCTAGGAATTACCGAAAGCATCGGCATCGCGCTTCTCACCCTGGTGACTACGCTGACCACCACGGTGATTGTACAGAGAACCCTCTGGCGGACAAAGGCACTGGAGGCGGCGGCGGCGCGCGCTGTTGCTGAGCGGGAAGCAGAGACCGCAAAGGCTCAGTTGGCGCAGAGCGAACTTCAGCTCACTCTCGAAGCTGGGACTCGGCTACGCGAGGATCTGTGGCGGAAGATCGAAAAGCTGGAAGCCCAGCAAGCTGAGATGGAACACACCATTGACGCAATGAGATCCGAGCGGATCCTTGATGTGCAGGTGCGTTTAACACTTCGTACATTGTTGGAGACCTACCCGAATCCGCCTGGCCGCCCTGTCATCCCCTCAGCTGTGGAACGTGTTCTTGCTATTAGTGAGGACACTGATAATCTGATCCGAGACCGTGATAGCCGAAGATGATATTGGCAACACTTTCGGCCCCGCCTTCGACCCTAAAAATTGGACATTAGCTGGACCACAAGAAAAATAATTCGGCTAAAGGCAGAGCTAAAAGCTACTAAGGTTAGATGCCCGTTAGCTCCACGTTTAACCCCCAGGTTCACATGTTGGACCTGGGGGTTTTCATTGTTTTACCTGGCATTCACGAGAAGTCTAGACGGGATTAGGGGCGGTTGGGTAGGGATGAAAACGGTTTCATTTGGCATGAATTTGGCAATATTTCATGCCAGATTCGATTACTCCAATATGGAAGCTTGAAGTTTATTCAGCTACTGGGGGAACCCATCGATGTCAACAGATCGCCGATCAAAGACTATGTGCTTCCGACCTTGGTTTTACTTACTTTCAGAGAGCAGTCATGCAGACTAATGCTTGGGGAAGTTAACCTTTATCTCCCTAACCGCTGAATAAACTTCAAGCCTCAAAATATTAATTCTCTGATCGTTCTAGGGGGAGTCATGACATATTCAATATATAATTTTTTGCGAAATACCAAGGAAAAAACCAAGGCCTTGGATCAAATGGCCTCGTATATTCACCACAACACCAACATGAAGGTCTATCTCTTCCTTACTTTGGAAAACTATGCCGAATTCGAGGCGATACAAGAGCATCATCACGGTCGCATCGTATGGGCTGTCAATGCCGCTGGCACAGGCCCCTTTGAGGCTCTGGACCCTTATTCGTTTGACGGGCTTGTGGAATTCGATGGAAAAGATGTTGACATTGATCCTGGTGGCGCGTTCTACTCCACAGATATTTCGTTTGATGGTTTAGCC